TCAAACCTCTTAACATCACCACCCTCGTTGAATGCAACCAACCCACCACTAGCCATACGCTTACGGGGAGAAGCCATTGCATCTGTAGCGGCTAATGAACTAGCCTGCGGGGTAGCCATCAGACCAGCAGCAGGCATCTGAGGCATCTGCGGAGGCATCTGCGGAGGCATAGGCATCTGAGGAGGCAGAGGCTGTTGTTGTGGTGCTGGCTGTTGCATTTGAGCAACAGCAGACATCATCTGTTCTCTGCTAGGCTGGCTCAAGTCGTCTACAACGGTAGACTTGGGAGCCTCTTTCATGTATCTATCTCTCATTCCTTTGCGTCTTTCTAACTCCGCAACAACCAGATACCCCGGATAAGATCCTGTAGGCTGCCGTACCTCGCTCACAAGGAAATGATCAGGAACATCCTTTAGGTCTTCTGAAAGCTTTAAAATACTCATGACTTCATTCCTTCTCTAGCAAGACCAGCGGCTAATAGACCAGCCCCACTCATCTGCTGGGCTAGACTTGGTTGAGCTTCATATACTGTCTTGCCGCCTGTAGCAGCAAGATTTGAACTCCCGCGCAACAGATCAGACATGAACCCAAGCTGTTTATACGGATACGCCTTTTGCTCTATGTAGTTCTGATAAGCGATCTCAAGAGCTTGCTGTTGTTGCTGTTGGTTCATAGCACCAAAGGCTTCTTGTGCTTTAGCTAGGTCTATTCCTGCTGCCTGCGTCTGAGCGCCTAAGTTGCCAAGACTTGTGGCTGCGGTGATAGCTTGGTTAGATCCTTGCAGACCAGCGGTTGTCCCGAACTGCCTAGACTGCTCTGCTGCCTTTTGAGCGTCCATAGACAACTGAGCTTCTCTGGCTGCTGATGACTCCCCAAAGGTTGAGCCATACTGTCTAGAGGCTTCTGCGGCTTTCTGAGCATCCATCATTGCTGCTTGATTAGCTAGTTGAGCCTGAGTGCCATACTGAAGGTTCTGCCCTTGTGCTGTCATAGCACGACCTTGGTCGCGTTCAAACTGAGCCTGTGCGTTCTCATATGCAGACTGAAGACCTTGAGCCTGTATACCGCCTAACTGAGAACCTAATGCCCTTTCTCTTTCTGTCTGACCAATAAGCTGTCTAGCTCCGCCGAATGTACCTTGACCGGCAGCGGATAGGTTTGCATTCTTCTGAACAATCTGTGCATCCCGCATTGCCTGAATCTTTTGCTGATCTACAACCGCCTGCATGTAAGGAGAGGTGTACTGTGCTACTTGATCCGCGCCAAAGGTAGCGGATGTTGCTCTCTCAGGGGTGACTGTAGCTGCGTTAAACGCTGTGGGCGAATAAGACCTTGTTGCGTAGTTAGTTCCAAATCCTGAAGGGGCATAGTTACCAGCGCCTAGACTTGATGCCCCGCCTGCTGTAGCTAGATCTGTTGCTGTTCCAAAGTTAGCAGAAGGAGCCATTCCTGTTACGGATGATCTGGCAGCCGTTTGCTCTGGGGTGGCTAGAGCAAGTCGATCTCCCTTGTATGCCTGATACGGAGCGCCCGGAGCGCCTTCTGGATTAACGCCAGTTATAGCTCCTGCCTGCCCCAGCATCGCTTCCATGTATGGCTTGGCGTATTCTGGTACGGATACCTGAGATGTCTGGGTAGGCATTGGAGGGGGTGTGCCGCCACCACCCTCTAGGGTCATACCCCTTCTGCCGCATCTTGGTTTAAACGCTCCCTCTGGAAGCATTGAGAAATGGTTATATATCATGCTGTCACCTATTTAAAGAATCGTTGGAACGAGATGCTTTGTACTTCGTATCCATACTTCTTTATTGCTCTTGACCATCCCGGTCTGCCAGTGAATTCTATCCCTGCACATCCTGCAGCCTTTGCGTAGCCTTCTGCTAACTCCTGCATCTTGTCAGACACCTGCTCCATTACATGTGGTTCCATCGCACAGTACTGAATAGCAAACATCTTACATTGATGATACTGCTTAACCTCAGTTATCAAGTGACCGTATATATTTTGGTCATCCATAACTACCCACAGTTGCATTTGACGAGAGAGGATGAATGACAGTATATCGTCAGCAGTCGCTCTTCCCATCGTCCATTCTTCTGATACCTTCAGATACGGTAGAATCTGCGGGAGGATGGAGCAAACCATTCCCGGTGGCACTAATGACAGATCCATCATCTAGGCAGATACTTTGCTGCGTTGATTTGAGGAGACTGCCTCTTGCGTCCAGTTCTTTCTTTTCTAATCTTGTCCATCATTGCGTAGAGCTTTTCTGCCCCTGCCTTGCTTGATCCGTTCCCTATGTGGGATACAACGTCTGCTGGTATGACAAACTCTCCATCAGCCAACCTAGCTGGCTGCTTGGTTCCTATCATAGCAGGTATGTCGTCACTCATCCCATCTCCACGACCACTCAGGAAGTTACCGCCTCTGTGGAGGCTTAGTAAGCCACCTTGAGCTGCTTTGTATGGAGTGCCTGCAGCATAGCTGCTTGAGTATCTGATCTTCTCTCTGCCACTTGGATCTGCTTCTTGGTCAGAGGTATCTTCTTCGGAATAGGTGTAGGGGCGAATCATTGTTTCTGAGATTGGGTTCACCCCGCTACTTGGAGGCATCATCTGCGCCAGACCCAGACCGCCTAGAACAAGCTCCATTTTGTTATCCATTGCAAAATCACCAGCCTTTTGCAAAGGCGTTCTGTGTACGGTGGAGTCTGCAATAGACTTCATCATAAGATCAGTTCCCGCCTCATTAACGGGACGAGAAAGGTTTGTAACGGATGGGCTTAAAGACGGCTCAACAGAGCCAAGTCCGCCTCTGCCAGCATTAAATGGGCTGGATGGGGCGGCAACATCAGGAAGGTAAGCGGTTGATTTTGGAGTTGGAGCCTTGACCACATCAGTAGGGCTGATGGATTTGCCATAGTTCATTGGACCAGCTTGAGGCAAGGTGGGTGTCTTTGGCGGAGTTACAGAAACAAGGTTTGACGGTGCGGGAGCAGGAGCTACGGTCATGCCGCCAGTTGGGATTTCTCCTGCTACAGAATTTCGAAGAAACCGTTCATTTCCTGCAGTAAGCTTTTCTTTAGATGCCCCAGCCACCTCTTTGCCTGCTGTTTTAGCCGTTTCCTTTGTTGCCTGACTAAAGCCCTGCTCTGCAAGTGCTGGGACGGCTGTTGTTGCGACTGTGGTGGGTAAAGCCCCTAGTCCACCGGAGGCAACACCCGGAGCAATTCCAGTAGCGGCTCCTTCTGCTAGCATTGCGGCAGAAGGCATAGCCCCACCAATTCCAGCGGCAGTAGGGATAACTGCAGGAATTAAGGGGGCAACAACACCCGGAGCAATTCCAGTAGCAGCTCCTGTTGACAGCATTGCGGCAGAAGGCAGGCTGGCAGCGGCGGCAGTGGATGCGAGTGCTGAAGCTGTAGCTGCCGCTGTTGTTGCTGCTGCCACTTGCGCTGCTGTTGCTCCTGCTATCGCTGCCGCTTGCATTGCTGCTACGGTTGTCCCCGCTGCTGCTGCTGCCGCTATGAAAGACATAATGGGTTTCCTTTATACTGTAAAAATTCTTGGTAACTACCAATAGTCAATTCATCCTCGGCTTTTTCAACTTCGGTTTCTTCTGTCCCGCAAATCGTTGTCCACACAGTATCCTCATGTGTGAACCCAGCGCGTTTGATGCCAGCCGGTGACTCAAACATATCACCTGATTTCAGACGCTTCCAGCCGTCCTCAGTCAATACTGAAATATCACCCTTGACGACAATATTTACCTGCTTGAATTTATGCATCTTGCCAATGATGATAGAGCCTTTTGGCGCTGTCATTTCACGGACGTAGACTTTATTACCGAAGCAATGGCGTAATGGGGCTTCAACTTGAGGCATCTGCTTTAATGCAGCTTCAATGACAAACAGCTTTTCGATCATGTCTCCGCTCATCGCACTCAGAGTGGTAGTAAATTCTACCATTTCGCTCGATGTAGTCTGGGGGTCTATTAGCTGCATAGTTACATTATCCTCGCCTGCATTTAAACGTCAAGGTATTGCTGATACAAACTGCAATGTAGCTATGACTCCGGGAGACTGTGGAGTGGTGGGAGTAGACCCAGCGGCTATAGTTGCAATACTTATCCCTAAATCAGTTCCATGCCACATGATCTCCAAGAAATCAGCAGCAGCTAATTGGATCATATAGTTTAAACCGGCAATGAGTTGCCCATTTACCCCGCCATGACTACTGTGGATTGTAAAGACGCTATTGCTATTGGCTATGCCTGCCGCTGTAGGGGTGGCTGCGTTCTTTCTAAACCATATATCAATGTCATGAGTCGCAGTGTCAGTATTAATAAACTGAGCGCTGAACTGTAAGTTATATATCCCTGCATTGGTCACAGTGAGCTTGGTTGCCATTGCCCCGGTTAAGGCTCTTGAGGTTACTGTTTGAGATACAGAGACGGTATACGTCCCTACGCCACCGCTTGTACCAGTTAGCTGGACAACAACATAGGTGTTAGCAGCAACTGTAGTGCCTGCTATTAACATCCCCGGAAATATAAGCCCTGTTAACCCAGAAGCTACAGTTAGAACTGTAAGCGCTTGTGAGCCTGTGAAGGCAGCAGATCTAGAGCCAACCGATACCCCGCTAGATATGTCTGTAGCTGCAAGACGCATCGGGTACTCAGTGGTTACGCTTCCACCAGCTTGATTGGTTGTATCGTAGAACGATCCATAGGGCAGAGTAACGCCTAGTCCAGACCCTGAGAATGTGCCTGTGAAGTTTCCGCCGGTAAACTGATCCCCTATGAACTCACCGCCATAGAAGAAGTCACCCCTATAGGACTGATTGAAGAGAGGGGCATTGGAGTCTAGCTTATTGAAGTACAGCTCAATCACTCGAATGAGCTGAAGCATGTACTCCCTGTCATATTCTGGCTTAGGGTTAGGTAGAGGAGACGCTCTGAATGACACCATTGCCATTAGCGTTCTCCGTCTGTCCTGCCATCAAGCCTTGGTGTACCCAATGCCCACTGCGTTCCTAGCCCGTCAGAGCCAACCTTTAGAGCTAACTGTCTAGCCCTAGCCCTAATGAAGATCTGTTGCGTAAATGTATCAACTGTTGCAGAAATGACACTAGCTGAGTCATCAACATTACTAGCGAAAGATGACCCCGGAAAGTTTCTAGACCTCATTGTAAAGGTTGTCTCAGGGGCTGCTGCTGTTGAGTTGTCAAATGAGACATCGGGAATTATCCGTCTAATAAGGGTGAACTTGTCGCCCTCATTGATATCAAAGTCATTTGACTGGATATAGGACTCCATAGGGAGTCCATCATCGTCTATGCCGTCCTCATGATTTAGCAGAGTCCCAATCTGAGTATCAAAGTCTGTACGCACAGCTTGCGGATGATCTCTTAAAGGAGAGTCCAGCCAAGCAGTCCTCTCTATGTTTCCGTAGTACCAGATCTTTTCAAGATGGTTGTAGATAACGTACTTGTCGTTTGTCTGGCTGGCTAAACTTGGATACATCCACCAGACCTCATTAAAGCCTTCGTTAGTGCCTGAGATAATTTGCTCGGCTTGATCAAAGTTCATGTCATTAAATACATAGTTTCTTAATGTTGTTGGCAATGTATCTACTCGACCTGAGTAAGAATAGAACTTATCTCTACCCATCCAGTAGGTAATGTTGTTAACAGTGGCTACGCCTCTACCACTGAGTATTGATATGTTGTCTGCGTATTCTTGTATAGAGAATACATCTGTAGTCCCAGTGAACTGCAGGGTATATAGATGGGTGTCAGTAAAGACCAAGATTTCCTGCCTTGTTGCTAATGCCCTTATGATTCTAGATCCTCTAGATACAGCCAAGAATCCAGCAGAGGTTGAGGCACTAACGAGCCAATTGGAAGGCTCGTTTTGATTAGCCCATCTTATTAGCAGAGGATTGAATTTCTCTGCAGTTGTTTCGCCATACTCTGTTGCCCCAAAAGCAATAAGATGCTTGTCATTCTGAGAAACAAGAATCTGCATTGCTTGAAACGGACACAAGTCAGGGTCAAAGCCATTGGCTGTTGCTACTGCTTGTAAAGATATTGCCCTTTCTGACAAAGACAAATCAGCATCTGGGTCGTTCCCTCTTTCCCAGTAATAAATACCCTCGTTGCGGATATTCATAATTAGGTCATTATTGAAGTTATCAAACCACCAGTCTCTTTGTGGCAGAGCAACTGGGTTGATTGTTCCAGACCCCCACCCCCCACGACTCCACCCCCCTACCCCCCACCCATACCCAAATGTCCCTCCAATGTCGCCAACATCTATCTCATAACTTCCAAAGGCTCCCGCTCCTTGAGCTGACTGAATTCCTGCGCCTGTTGTGGTGATATCTATAGCCGCACCACCAACAGTTAAAGAGAGTTCGCAGGTTGAGCCAGCCGGGGCTATTACATAATACTTTGTATTAATGACCAGAGGACTTGGTAGAGCAGAGGTTGTACTTACATACAAAACATCATCAAGGACTGGGGTATATGTAGTGAATGTAATAACGTCTGAAACATTAGCAGTGAAGATGTTGGTTGATGCGTCTACAGAGGTTGCCAAAACAGGAAGACCTGTTGTTGGGCTTTTGGCTTCAATAGTGTACTCAGTGCCACTAACAACTGTAGCAATCTTGTAATTCTGATTCAGGACTGCGGCAGTTATATTCCCACCCAGACCCAATGCTCCGCTAATGGTCACATAGTTCCCGGCAGAGGCTGAAACAGTAGCGTCTGTAACTGTGATTGTGGCTGAACCAGCAGTTGCTGAAAAGGTTACTGCTCCAGCAACAGAAATATCTGCATACGGGGTAATGTCGGAAAGGTTACCGCCAGCCTCAATATAGACTTTTGTATTGGTCCCAAGACCAAGGAAGTTGTCAGAGAATGTGGTTATCCAGCCCCACATCTGACGGCAGGTTCCTATCAGGGTATTGGCGGTATATTCTCTCCAGCCGCCTAGTTTCTGTGGATAGCCTGAGTAGAAGCGTACCTTGTCGCCATCCCACCAGCCGCCTTCGCCAGTGTAATTGGTCTGATCTCGGACGACTCCCGGTCTGAACTGCAGTCTCTGGAATGCCATTATGCGTATAATCCCGGTAGGTATACGGTCTTAATATCCTTCCTGACCGCAGTTAATGCTTGGTTTATCAAGCGTTCTGGATTGTATGATACATGAACCCAGCCGCTATCAGGGATACCTCTTGTGTAGAACTCCAAGATGACTTGTGTGAACTTAAAATTCTGAGAGATATACGAGGCAAGATCATAATTAGCCATTCCCGGTATCTCTAAATCTGCAGCACATCCAGTCATATGGTCAGAGGTCTTAGAGCCGCCTGTAGCCTCGTTAACAGCCTTACATCTGTAACCACTATTAATCTTAACTCTGCCGAACTTATCTCTAATCGGCTGCAATATCTTCTCGCATAGAACCCGTAGATTCTCTATCTCTGCCTTGGTTGGGATGTTGGGAATGTTTAAACGAAGGGCAGTCTCGCTCTTGACAAGCTCTTCTAGGGTGAAGTTCTTGGAGAGGTTCATTCTACTAATGCCTGCTTTCTAACCCAATCTTGCAACGCCTCTAGCGTTGCTGAGTTCTGGTTGCACGAACTGTAATTGGCTGAGAGGGTATCGGCAAGGTCTTGAGCTTCAACGGAGGCTGCATCAGCAGTTCCGGTGGCTTTGGAAAAAGGGTCTGCTGCGGCATCGTGGAACAGCCTGAAATCACCAGACAGAGAAGTAGTAGGAATTTTGGCATTTGTCAGTACCTCGCGTGACTTAGTTTGTATCTTTGCTACCGTATTTACATACTCTGTGGTCACTTGGTCTGAAATAACGACCTGTTCCTTGATAGCTGCGATGGTGTGTACCTGTGAGTCGATTACAGCCTGCTGGCACGAACTTACGCCGATTCTGTTACCCAAGTATAGACCGCTACCAAATATCGTCACAGCGATGATTGTAGCGATGGTGATTTTGGTAGCCAAGGGAAGCGCCAGCAGAAACATCTTATTATTCCCTATTGATTAGAGCAATCTTCTCCTGCCCTCTGCTGTGCGCTGAAATACCAATTATTGCTCCAAAACTAAGATGAAAGACCCCTGCCCCTTGCAGGGTTAGGGGAGTCCATTGCTCAGGATGAAGCGTCATCCATAATACTGGAAAGACAGCAAAGTCTAGTATGCATATCAGAAGGTACAGCCATGCAGCGGATGGTCTCCACCGCGTAACAAACCAGCTTAGGTTATTAGCCACACTAGAAAGCCGATAATCAGTATCACTGTCACGCTTCTCTTAGAGCTTTTAATTAAATCCAGAAAGTTATCTGCAACTGGGTCAGCCTTAATAATAACCTCATCAATAACTTTCTTAGTCTTTATTATAGCTTTATCAGTCTTTGCTATAACTTTCTTAGTCATATTAGTCCTTGCTGCAGAGTATCAGGTCAATATATTGAACAGCCAAGTTTATAGCCGTACCAGAGAACGAATGATCATGTCCACCATCTCCCCCAGCAGAGCTTGTTGCATAACCCCCTCCTGTATCCGCTCTAAGTTGTGACGTAACCCCAGCGCCGCTTGATGCCGAGGCAAATACAGTATGACTATGAGATGGCATTTCTGCCACTGTTAATGTATGTGACCCTACCGTTCCTGTAACCGCTTGACTAGAAAATGCAGTTGAAAAGGCAACTGACCCCCCAGCAACTCCACCGCTACCAGATACAACTCTTAGTGCTTTATTGTTTTGAGTAGTCAGCTTAGTCCATCCAGTGGGAGCGCTAGTATTGTAAAACGGGATAACCGTTCCTGATGTAAAGAAAGGTGCTGCAGCCGTTGAAGCCCATGCCGTTCCGTTAGAAGTTAATACGTTTCCTGCTGTGCTTGGGGCTACAGCCAGCAATGCGCTAGTGCCATTACCTATTAATACGCTGTTTAAAGTCAGAGAGGACGAACCCGTTCCTCCATCCGCTACAGCTAGATCAGTTATCCCTGTAATCGTCCCGCCGCTTATATTTGCCGTGGTTATTGTGGCAGTTGTGGCTATTATTGAAGTTAAAGTTGCATTCCCTCCTGAGATAGACACCGCATTAGAATTCTGAACAGCCATGCTGCCAAGACCTAATGATGTCCTGACTGTAGCTCCTGATTCAGCTACCCAGTTGGTCCCGTTCCCAACTATGAAATTGCCATCTGTTTTAGCTAATCCAGATATATCTTGTAGACCGGCATTGTATGCCTGAACGTCTGTGCCTATAGCTAGACCAAGATTTGTTCTGGCGGCGCTGGCGGTGGTTGCATTGGTTCCACCAGAGGCTATTGGCACTGGACTGGTAAAGGTTAGCGTCCCAATCTCTGCGGATGTGAGGTAATTAAGCTGCTCTATTACATCAACTCCATTTACATATAGAAGAGCTTTTTTTCCATTAGGAATTGTTATTCCTGTGCCGCCCGATGTCTTGACCCTAATACTCTGTGCGCCAGCCGTATCATTGTGGACAATGTAAGTCTTCTCGATTGTCGGGACTATTAAGTCCCTAGTAGCAGTAAGGGTTGTAGACACATCAGTGTCAACGTACAAGAATAAGTTTCTTGCATCCTGACTGGTGTTTGATTCAGTGAGAGTAATGGTCTTATTTGCATCGCTGGCGTATTCAACTACACCGCGACCAACAATAGCCTGCTCCAAGCCGTTCTCAAAATTGCTATTGGTTGTTGTTCCCCAATCATTTACCTGATCGCCAGTAGCCATCAGTTCAATTTTTAGATTTGGTGTATATGTTGAAGACATAACTTATCCTTTATTTCCAAACTTCTATTGGAGGGGTTGCCCAAACTAGATCGCCAGCGGTTGGATAGACAGCTATCTTTCTAATCTCATTACGATAGGCTATAAACTCATCCTGATTTGCTAGGTATGGATCGTTTATAGGACTGGCTACGTCAGCTATAGTTGTCCAGTCAGTATTCGCAAGTAGTTGAGACGCGGTAGCTTTATTCTGCTCTGCTGTAGGAGGGACCGGAGGAGGAGGCGGTATTGGGGTATTTGCCACTGTCCAAGCAGCCATTGCGTTATCCGCCCACTCAGGTAGGACCACTATATCTTCATTGGGTTGGTCAGTATATTCAATCCATCCTGCAACATCTTGCCACTGGAGGGCGCGAGCAGTTGGTGGGGTTCCTTCCCAGACTAAGTCCGAGTAAGCCACCTCATCTTCATAGACAGCCCCATCGGAAGGTATGATTGTTAATTTCATCTTTCTATTCCTATCCCTTTAGTGGTTTCAATTAGAAGTTGTTGGCTAGATTCATTAGCCTTTACCATTTCATTTCTAAATGACTCTACCGCTGATCCGGTTTGTCTCTGTTGCTGGCTATTCTCAATTAATAACATTGGAAGCCAAGTAATAGCGCAAGACCACTCATCTATGTCCTTTCCTGTGTTTGGATTAGTACCTCTAACTTGCGTAAACCAAGAACACTTTAGACCGACACAGTCTTCTTTTATTAATGGGCAGAAGTTACCAACTTTAATTTCCACAGTTAATCCTTAGTAGCCACAATAACATCTACATATTTTACCGCCAAATTAATCGCTGTACCTGTAAACGTTGCGGCTGAGTGACTATGTGAGCCACCGCCACCAGCAGCGCCGCTTGCGTAACCTCCCGCACCTGATCTAATTTGAGTGGTGACCGAACCGCCAGCCGATGCGCCAGTAGGTATGGTATGACTATGAGATGGTATTTCTGCCGTTGCCAAAGTATAAGCCCCAGAAGCCCCGTTTGTCCCTGTAACAGCCTTGCTTGCAAATGCTGTAGTAAACCCTACAGAACCTCCGGTAGATGCTGCGCCAGTTACAACCCTTAATGCTGAATCGTCATTAGTTAAGAGCTTTGTCCAGCCAGTAGGGGCAGCGGTCTGTTTAAATACCATTGCAGTACCAGCTGGGATTGCTGAAGTTGTATCACTTATACGAGCAGAATCAACTCTCACGCCATATGTTTGTGATCCATTCCATCCCATTAAAGTAGGATATGTCCCTGTCCACGCGGCAGCTGAATTGGTGTTATTAACACCAGAACCAGTTGGAGATGTGCTGGCTGAAGCATCAAATATAACGTGACTGTTTCCGTAATTTTTCCAACCTAGCATGTTTGCTACAGCGCTTGATCTATATGTTGTCCAGTTAGTTTGGTCACCGATGAATGTATAAGCCGTGCCTGTTGTATTCTGATTAAGCGTAGGGAAGTCTGCCGCTACGGCTATAGTCAGTGCGCCAGTTGTGGTTGTACTCTTTAATATGCCGGTAGCTAGGGCTGAAGTCCCTAGTGAGTAATCAGTGCCACTTGTTCCAGCACTTACAATCCCAGACACATTACTACCCTTCAACATGCCTGTTACTGTTGTTGTTAGGGTTATAGCTGGAGTAGATGTAGCCGTAGCTACAGTGCCAGCAAAGCCGTTGTTTGATACTACTGAGACTGAAGTTACAGTGCCTGTAGCCCCCGCAGCATTGCCATTTAACTTCTGTATTGCCTGAAGAATGGTATCTGTAGCCGCTACTGTACCCGCCCCTGATGTGTATCCAGTTAAGACCTTGCCTATAACCGCTGAGTTGGTTAGGGTGGCTGCGTTACCTACAGAGGTGGCTTCGCCTGTTAGGTTAGCGTTGGTGGTTACGTTACTAGCAGTGAAAGCAGTAGCAGTGCCAGTTATGTTAGTGCCTACTAATGCACTTGGAGTGCCTAAAGCTGGGGTTATCAGTGCAGCATTAGTCTTTCTTACAAAGACTCCAGTGCCTGTGCCTGTGTATTCAGCAGAGGTAGAGTGAAAATACTCTGTAGCAACTCCGCCCTGTAACCCTGCCAAGTCATTGTGTAGGTTAGCTAGGGGTGTATTAACGTGGGTATTTCTATCTTCACCATTGTAGGTCAGCGATATAGTCCTAGTGGCATCTGAAGTAACAAACCCAAGAATACCCATCTTTGTTGCAGTAGTAACTACCGTTGATGGCTGAGTTGTAATTACACCAAAGTCAGTGTAGTTAGGGGATATAGATGTTATTTCTGGGGTAGTAATTCCAAATAGTTTTTTCCATACAGTACCAGCAACTGCTGATTCATTGGTATACCCACTAGGTGTGGTAATAGTTACTACCGTGTCAGAGGTTCTAGCTGTTATCTGATATAGACCTTGGGGGGTTTGTAAGTATGATGCAGTTGTATTTGTAGCAGAAGCATCTATCACCGAAGTAGCAAAGGGCGTTCCTGATGATGCTGTAGCTGTGCGGCTTGATCCTGTGCCTGTGGTAGTTACAGTACCGACTACAAAAGGAGTGGCTGTATATATCTGTCTAGTAATGGTTGTAACAGAGCCGCCAGCAATGCTGTCTACACCAGCCCATATTGTGAAGTCATATACCCCGGCATCAAATAGAAGTCTATTCAGAGCAACAGTGATAAAAGCAGAGAAAAGCACAGTATTGCTAACTGCTGTTCCGGTAATGACCTGCTCTGCCGTTGTTACTGGGATGGATGCAAAGGTAAGAATGGCTACATCGTTGTTAGCTCCTGCCGCAGTTATGACTGGAGTGGCGTTATAAAATACAACCCCTGTCCCGGCTGATGCCGAGTTTGGCGGGATATTAACCCAAGCCGTGCCGTTATATCCAAGCAACTCATTAACCAGCGGAGTGCCAATTGTCACATCGGATAGATTCTCTAATGGTATTGATATAGAAGCCGAACCATTAAAAGACACACCGGCTATGTTCCTTGCCGTAGCTAATACTGTTGCGGCTCCTGCTGTAAGACCTGCTGCAGTGCCAGTTATGTTTGTACCTGTAAAGGCTACTGGAGTACCTAATGCAGTTGCATTACCTGATGCGTCCAGATTGACTGACTTCTCTGAAGGGTAGGTAACAAATACATCCTTGGTCCCAGCGGCAAATACCAGAGCTGTTGGCTCTGTTGCTGAACTGTTGGATAGGACTGTAGTACGGGCTAGTGTAGTACCGGAAGACGTGTAGGTTCCAATGCCGACTTCCCACTCATTAGTACCTTGTCCTGCGATACAGTAGTAGGTGGTATTTCCATCGCCAACTACAGCAAAGGATTGAAAACCCGCGGCAGCTCCAGCAAGCGTAAATGTGCCACTACCTGCAGTGGTGGAAGTCTCTTTTACTCTGTCAGCTAAGATGAGTGCCATATGTCCCTATTATGGTTGAGTTTTTATCACTTGCCAACCACCTGTATCTGAAGTATTTATTGTACTCCAAGTTGTGCTTTCTGAAGTATTTATTGTATCCCAAGTGGTAGATTCTGAAGTATTAATTACTTCCCAGAGCAGCCTTCTAGTAAGAGAGTCTGAGGCTAGAGCAAATTCATTAACTGTGGATATAAAGTTAGCGGCAGCGGATGTAGTTGAAGCAGCGTTAATCAACTCCTGTATGCTTGAATGGAACTCTGCCATGCTTTCAATGGAATCTGAAGCAGAGGCTCCCTCATTAACGAATCCATTCAAGTAGGCTAATGCCTGCACAACCTCTGACCCAGCGGCAGACTCTTGTATAGAGCTGCCAATACTGTAAGTAGAGGCTACCTGATCTTCTGCTGTAGCGCTTTCCTGAATTTCTGAACTGAAGTCTGCCCCAGAAATTACTTGCTCAGATGCCGCTACCTGCTCTGCTATATCAACTTCAAATGTGGCTTGAGCTGCCGTAGCATCAGAAGCAGAGACAACCTCTATAACCGCCGAGTTCATGTCCGCTTGAGAAAAGACCTCATCTAGCCCAGTAGCCGACTCATCTATTGCTCCGTTTAAACTCACTGATGAGAAGACCTGATCTTCTGCGGTTGCGCTTTCTGCTACAGCCGATGCAAATACCTCCTCTGCGCTTACCTGATCTGCAGCCGTTACTGACTCATCTATAGCCACTGCAAAATCTAGCGCTGCCGTGACAGTCTCTGAAACAGAAGCTGACTCATCCGCTGCTACTTGAAAATCTATAAGCGCGGCAACCTGATCTGATGCTATTACAGACTCTTCAATAAGAGACGCAAGATCTGCCTGAGCAAAGACCTCATCTGATGCAGCAGCCGACTCATCTACCGATCCGTTTAAACTTACCACTGAGAAGGTTTGGTCTTCTGCGGCAGCACTCTCTGCAATGTCCGAGGCAAAGTCCTCGCTACTGCTTGCTTGATCGGATGCCGTGACTTCTTCTTCAATAGTTACGGCAAAGTCTAGAGCCGCTGTGACGGCATCTAAAACAGAAGCTGATTCATCTATAGCCGCAACAAATGTAGCTACCGCTACTACCGTATCTTGTGCAGTGACTAGCTCATGGACATCTACAGCAAATATAGCTGCCGCAAAGACCTGCTCGCTTCCAGTTGCCGACTCTGCAATGCTTCCGGGTAAACTGCAAGTTGCGTCTACTTGGTCCGCGCCTGTGGCACTCTCTGTAATGGCTGAGGCAAAGTCTTCACTTGAACTTGCTTGATCTGCTGCTGTAACGGTTTCATCAACTGCAGTCTCAAATACAGCGAGAGCCTCAACTGTATCGGTCGCAGTAACTGACTCATTAATATTATTTAAGAATGTAGCAATGGCAGAGACTTGGTCTGCGCCAGTAGCGGTTTCTGCAATATCCGAAGCAAACCCAACAGCGGATGACACTTGGTCAGATGCGGTAGAGAATTCTTGTATTGATCCGGGTAGCTCACGAAGGGCTGATACTTGATCAGAGGCTGCAGCAGCCTCATCTATTGCTGAACTAAGGTCAGCGGCTGCTGTTACTGCATCTGTTGCAGCAACTGACTCAATTATGAATACAGGAGTGGCAGGCTGACCTACAATAGAATCTGATGCAGTAGCAGATTCATTAATAGAGCGGCTTATATCCGTGTAACCAAAGACCAAGTCTTCGGCAACGGCAGACTCTTGTATGGAAGATATTAGATTGACATGTGCAGATACTGCATCAGCACATGTTGATATTTCTTGAATCGCACGATTTGCGGTCGCACTATTTGATACAGTATCAGAAGCAGAAGCAGACTCACTAATTTCAGCGTTGAGAAAGGCTCCTGCTAGTGACGCAAATGGCGCAGCCGCAAATGATGAGATTCCAAACACATTACGCTTCGGTCAAAGCAGCTTCTGGAAACCAGCGGTTTTGTGAAACGCCTTCAGCATCAGTCCACTCAATGTGATAGAAGAAATCGCCATCTTCCGTCATGCGAAGCGCTTGTACTGGACCTTGAGGAACGGTTGCTTGAACTTTTACGTTTTGACCTTTAGTGAATTTTGTTGCCATTTTTATATCTCCTTATGCAGCGTCAAGGCTGAATGTGTAAGTAACATTCAAGGTATCACCAGCAACAACAGCGCGATCACCGGGGGACTGGAAGTCAGAAGCTGAGAACAGAATACCTGACGTACCTGTATCTACATCAGTAAGGAATGCGCCGGCAACAGTGCCACCGGGAGCCGTAATAGCAAACGCACTAGGTGCGCCTGAGTTATCAATAACTGAAGGATCGGCAAGAGTTGCAGAACCAAAAGTTACAGCTTTACGGTCGCCTGTGTAGTCTGTGTACTCAGTCCATCCTGCATGAGAGGCTAAGGTATCCCCTGCAGCAATGGTTGTACCTGAACCGGGACCGGTAATCAGACCTAGATACCAAGCTGCGGTATAGGTAGACCCAGAAAAGTACTTGTCATTCATGTCTTGAAGTCCTACGTTAACAACCAAATTTGGGTTCTTTTCTTCCCATTTCAGTTTGCCGTCTTGACCAAAACATTGGATCGTAAATACGCCAGCGCCACCAGCAGCAGAGGTTGTTGCACCACTTAGCAGAACGCTTGCGCCTACTTTATCTACAGAAACTGCTTTATTTGAGATCATTTGAAGCTCCTTTAAGAAAGTCTAATAATTGCTGAAGTATTGGAAGCGGCTGGAAACTCTACTTGAAATACTGTAGTCGAGATCTTATCCGAACCAAAATCTAAAACACAAACCGCTGCACCACCAACCTTATAAATAAGCGCTCCACGAGCGGTCAATGCGCTTGTCCATGAGGTATTAGCGAAGGTGATAAATGCGGTCCCGTCCAGTATGCTCAAGGTTGGAGACAGAACATTGCCACCGGCAGTATACCCAGTCGCTACAACCTCACCAACAGTTGTATAGGCAGCGGTATCCTGATCAAGAGTTGATGCATTGGTATACAGTGCTATCTTGAATACGTTTGTTGTGCCAACACCAAAATCAAAGTTCCCATCAAGAACTCCCGATTTGAATACGTCACAGGTAAAGTTTCCAGTAAATGGCATTATTTAACCGGTATCCGTACTTGCCCAGACCTGTAAGCATCCTGTCTTTCCATGCCATCACCCAGACGTTTAGCAAGCGCCAATGCTTCATTATATCGAGAAACGTAATTTTCCATAACGTCTTTGTCTGACTTCATAAACGCTGCTGCTTCTAGCATCGCGCCATAAAGCAGGACACTATAAAAGTTATCCCCAAGCCATGTTGTATTTGCTGTAACGATTGATTCAGGGTAGTAATAGTAATGAAGCTCTACGTCATATGCCAAGTCAGGAGTTGGTCCAAGAATGAATGACAGTTCATTCGTTATGATAGGTGGTGCATCGTTAGTGGTTGTTGGTCCAAACAGGGCGTAGTATTGCGGCTTTCCCGTATCTGTCTTGATAGGGTAAGCAGCCCGTATGAAGTTAACATCCTTGTTAAGCAAGAAATCATACGCTTCAGTTATTGTGTCTATAACAGCCAACGAGTAAACCGCCAGAAAATCTCCGGGAGCTGACAGATATTGATTATTAGCGGTTAATACCCCAGTGACATTCTTTCGTATTGAAGGGAACTGAACGCTGTTATATATCCGTTGCTCTGCTTGATCAATAAATGTATTGATCTGTTGGACAGACGTAAAGCTACTGACTGTTTGTGGGAACTCATTCTCACAATATGCCTTAATCGTCTGCGATAGTTCCGTGTAATTCATTAGCCCATCTTCTTCGAGTGACCTGTGCCTTTAGTAGCGGCTCCAGTACCACGGGTCTTCTGGGTCTGTGTGTTAGGGATATTGTTTGGATATCCGTTATTACCCAGATCCTCTTTTGATAGCCCAGTAATTGGCTTTGGCTGGCTAGGGTTAACGCTAGATGCTTTTTCTGGAATAGCCATTATTTGCTCCCAGAGTTCTTGTACTTGAACGAAGAGACCTTTTGATTAGCAACCTTAGCCAATCCACGACCCAACTCTTTCATTTGTAGGTTGGTCTTTCCGCCTTTACTGAATTTCTTAACTGCGGTTCCTGCTGAAGGTTTACCGGCTGCGATTATAATCTTCATGTTAACTCCTAAGTTGTGACTACTGTTACTGTTCCTAGCTGGAATGATAAAGCTAGATAGTTTGGTGTTAGCCCTACATCGTTTGCTCTAGAACCTCCAACAGGAGCATAGCCCCACTGGATAATTCTACTTCCGCCTTCAGGATAGCCGTTTTCATCAACAGCCGTACCAGATCCGTTAACCAATTGTAACCCGCTATTACCAGACTGCAAATAGCTTAAATCCTTTCTAGGATTCCTTACAGCCTGCGGATCGTCAATTGGATACATCCCCAGTTGTAACTGAGGCTGATCCGGTTCCCAGCATTCAGGACAAACAATTATATTAACTTGCTTTGTCTTGATGATCAAAGCCTTTAGCTGTGTTAGCTTGAACCTAAACCCGCATCGATCACACTCTGCAATCGAGTTCTTGGCGGACGCAAACCTATTACCCACAAATATAAGCCCTGCGAGGGACAAATCTCACTGGAGACTTGTCTCTATCTTCTTCGGCAGCAAACTTCCACTGTTCCTCATACTGGTCCTTTAGGGACTGTATGCGGTCTGGAGCTATCTTGACGGCGAGGTAATATGCCAAGCCAGCAATCAGGCAGGTAAGGAACCTGAAGGGTATATCTTGGGTGTTAATACCATTGCCTGCGTCTTGTATCCTGCGTAAGCGCCAGTAGACAAACGTGTAGTAATCGCTCTGATCTGGGGCTGGATATACATAAATCTGCGGATGGTCCACCCCGGTAGTGGGGTCTGTGCCTTCTGGTCTGCCACCTATTGGGTAGGTGGCTCCTGACTGGCGGTTAACCCACAATTGAATAGGACGACCAGTTGAGTTCTTGTTAGGGATGGTTGCGTATGTAGATACGCTAATACGGGTTATAGACAAGTCCTGCTGACTTGAACCCGTTCCTACCCTTGTTACATGTTCTAGAAGATCTATCGTATCAACAGGCAGATTGTATGAGACCTGATTAAGAACTAACGGTATCTCACCCTCCTCAATCGTCCACAGGTTTATCCCCCGGTTAGCCCATTCGACCGTCAGGAGGTTTAAACTACGTCTTGCTGTACGGATATCATAACCAGTGCGTAACTCTGCCCCGCAGCGCTCAAACGCTTCCTCAATAATGTTAGTGAGGTCTAGGTTAGATGATGCTGTGCCTGATGTGGTCATTTAGCATTTCCATGCCCGAAGGCTTTTGTTTATGCGGCTATTGGGATCATTTGCCGTCTTAGCGGATGTCAGCTTCTTTTTCATTCCTGACATTCTGGCACAGAATGACTTCTTGCGGCTTCCACCTTCTGGCTGCGGAGCCTTCAATCCGGGCTTGTCTGGATTGGCTGCGTTATATGAAGCCCTGCCTTTGGCATTCAATCCGCCAGATTTTGATTTACCTTCAGCTCTAGTCCAAGCGGGAGTCTTAGCCATTATCTGTACCCTGCTGTTTTCTTTGCAATAGTCTTGGGCTGCGCTACAAACTGCTTACCTGCTGCTTTGCCTGCACGTTTTGCACGGGTAGTTGCTGCGTACTCTGCTGGGCTGAGACTTTTGATTGCAGCCTTTGGAAGGTATCGCTCACCTGTATCAGAAGACTTTTTACCACTTTTGGTGGTCCAGTCTTGCTTGCCCCAGTCCTTGAGAGACTGTTGCGGTTTAGCTAATCCACCACCTGCCATCTTCTTTCCAGCGCAGTGAGCCTTCTCTGAAAAACCTTTTGGGTTATCGCAGTCTATAGACTTTTTGCGCTTGTCAGACCACTTAGTCACGGTAAGAACCCCCTGCAGCCTTATATTTCTTGGCTACAAGTTGAGCCTTGCGTCCAGACCATTCCCCAGCGCCAGTACCTTGAGTTGCCGCTGCCTTTACCTGAGACACAATCTTCTTACGAAGGGTAGGCTTTGTGTAATTACCAGCAGCATTAACTTTGCTCTTAGCCATTATAGAGTCTCTATAATAAGTTACTTCTTATTTACAATTGGCTTCTTAACATAAAGCTCTCTGAAGCGTTCTGCCTCAAT